AAAATATGCATAAACTCCATTTGGAAATTCTGGTGTTTTTCCAAATCTTCCATTATTTTCATCCAAATCTCCAGAATTTGTGTATTTGTAATCTTCAACAAAGAACCCTAACGGCAATTCTGGTCTATCAATAATGTTAGAAGAACTTAATGTATATCCAGAAGTTAAAATTTTAGGAGTAGAATTGGTATCCTCCGGATTAGAATATCCATATGCTCCATATATTGGATTTCCATCATATGCCCACCCAATTATATTAGAAACCTGAGATCCACTATCACCAAATGAAGTTCTTAAGTTTTCAAAATATCCACAAACAGAATACTGCAATTGATTTTCAGTTTCTATTAAAATTTCATCACCAAACTTTAAGTTATTATTAACTGTTAAATCTCTAATATTGGCACTTAAAATTGCATTAGAACCTGAAGGATTTACTTTAATTATTGTTGAGGTGCTTGAGTATCCAATTCCCGGATTTACTATCTTAATATCTGTTATTTTTTGGTTAGTAATGACTGGTCTTAAATCTGCTCCGGATCCGGCACCGGTTAAATCTGTTACAACCAAATCAGGAGTTGAATAATAATCAACCCCACCATATTGAATATTTACGGAATTAATTTGACCATTTACAATAATTGGTTTTAATTTTGCCTCCTTTCCGGTTTTTATCGTTATTAATGGTCTTCTCTCAAGATTTACAATTGTCGATCCATATCCAGTTCCACTTTCATATAGATAAGCATCTATAATATTACCTTTAACAATAGGAGTTGCTACAAGAGATTGAATCTGTTGACTTGTGGTTCCAAATCCAACAGGAGTATATTGTATAGAAACAGAAATATTAGGATAACTAAAATATTGATATCCCGATCCAGTAGAAGAAAATTTAATATAATTTTTTCTATTATAATTTGATATGTCAGTTCCACCAATTCCAGCATCACAAAGTCTAAAAGAATCATCATTATTTTTCAATACATGATATTGAGATAATGTAGAAATTCCAATTGTAGATGTTTCATATTGATAAGTTACAAGTTCTCCACTCTTAAATCCATGATTTTCGAAACTAATCGTGTAGTTTATTGTGGATATTCCTGTTGAAGAAACAATTAACTCTCTATTTGTATATCCATTCCCACCATTTAATATTTTAATCTCTGATATGGTATTTTTAAATGATGCAGTAGAAAACTTATGTATTCCTCCGGCACTAATTCCATTAAATTTGATAGTATTAATTCCCGACTGATAATCAGAATTGGACTGATAAAGTCTGATAGTTCTGTTATTATCAACTTTAGAATAATATGTGGCATTATTTACTAAAGTTAAATTTGTAGTACCAATACCAATTGAAGAATTTCCATTAGAATTGTAAACTACTAATTCCCCATTGCTTAAATTGTGATTCGTTAAAAATGACAATTGATTTGTCGTTGAACTAATTCCCCCAGAATTTGTGGTCAATCTTCCATCGAAGAAAATATCTCTTCTTCTCTTCGTAAGAATGGGTTCTAATACGCAACCAGACCCATTACCACCAGTTACACCAATAGATACAATTGTATTGATATCATAGTCTTGAGAATCGATGTAAACTTTTTTAATTGACCCACCAACTACTGGTCTAACTAATGCTGTAGATCCAATTCCAGAAGAAACGGATATTGATGGGGGATTAATAACATCATAGTCTATTCCACCATTTAATACACTAATAGATTTTAAAGGACCATAGTATACTTTATCATTAGATTTATAACTATTAACTTCAACACCATTAATTAACATTCCGACTGAACCTGGAATTGTTAATTCTCCAGTTCCAGTATCGATACTTTCAGATAATGGAAATTTTTTGAGTAATTTTTGAGCACCAATTATACCAGATTTCTGAGAATATAATGTAAATCTATGAGTTTGATTGGCAAAATTTGAATTTGAAAATGTTAAGAAATTATCAGTTCCAACAAATGATAATGATGAATATAATCTTATTTTATTAGATGGATCTAGAACTTGTACATAATAATCTCCAGTATCTAATCCAACAATAGGTGTTCCTGATGGTTGATAGTAAATTCTATCGCCAGTGATAAATGGAACTGGATTTTGAAATACTATACTTGTGTAGTTGTTATCTATTACATCAGCAGTTCCTATTCCAACTGATGTTTTAATATCTTTTGTTATTTTATATGTAAAATTTCCATCATATCCATCTCTACCCGATGGTAATGAGTTAGAAGCTACATAGGCATACTCATCATCAGTATATAAATTTTGAATATCTGATAAAATAACATTATTTCCAAATTCTATTGGAACTACTGTACTGTTTGCGGTATTAATTTTTCTTCTTAAATCATACTTCACTCCATTTTCTGCCGTGAAGTTTAAATTATATATAATAACTCTATTTTGTGAAGATATAATATCCGAAATATATGCACCAGAAGATGAAACTACAACATTACTATTTTTTTCTAAAATTTCTACTTCATCTCCAATTTTTAAACTAGACCTGTCAATTGGACTTTTTAAAGTAAAATTACTGATATTTTCTATTTCATATCTAGATCCAGTATTGTATATCCACGAATTTGCAAATATTTCTTTATATGTCTTATTCTGCTGCGGATTTTGAATCAAATCCCCAATATTTTTAACTGATATTTTTTGCCCTTCATCCAAATTTAAAGTATCTGATACTTGAACAAATTTAGATAATACTCCCGTAAGTCTTAACTCAACTTTTTTATCCAAATCTCCATTTTCATATCCAAAATAAATTTCATCAGATCTTATATCGGCAGATGATAAAATTGAAGATGTAATTCCAGTACATCCAAAAAACTGATTAATACTCTTACTTGTATAAGTGATAGTATTAATTCCAGATATGATGGTTCCAATTCCAGCAAATCCTATTGTAGAGTCTACTGAAATTACTGACGACCCGATGGCAACATTTTTTAGACTTTTTGTATTTGGAGTAATTGTAAAATTTCCAAGAACAGCGGAAAAATTTTCATATCCAACAAAAAGTGAAATCTTAAAATATTGTATATTATTTCTGGTAAATAGTTCTACTTCAGAAATTGAGGCACTAGTGCTCTCATCATTAAATTTCTGAATTGTTTGACCTACCAATTTAGAAGGATCTCCAGAAATTCTTTCTGCAATTACAATTTCTCTTCTTATAAATTCTGCCGAAGATGGTTTAATTAAAAATTCCTCTAAATTTACTACCAGAGGAGTTACTCCATATAAAATATTAAATAAAATTCTAAATGATTCGTCAGTCCCCTTTGCCTGATAAAATGATCTTGCTTCCTTTATAAAATTACCAACATTTAAATTTGATACAAAATCAACTTCTTCCAGACCTGGAGTAAAAGTGTATTTTATTTTTTTATAAAACTCTTTTAAGAATAAAGAACTTAGATTTTGTACGGATGATCCAGCACTATGAAATGTAGATATCGATTCTGAAAATACTAATTCTTCTTGATTTGAATTTGAATGATAATTAGTAATGCCACTAAACCCACGAACACATCCTGTAAATGTATTTGTGGTTATTCCGGTATATGTAATAATTTCATCATCAATCTTCAATAAACCATAAGTTTGAGGAAAACCTTTAGTACTACTTACTGTAATAATATTTGATGTTGTTGTGATTCCTATTGTAAGTATCGTACTATCAACTACAACTTCTGGAGTTAGATTATCTAATTTCAAATATTGATCTAAATTTTCTGCAATATCAACTACACCACCTTGATATTCTTGAGAAATATAATATTGCTTTAAAAATTCTGCCGTATTTGGACTTTCATCCAAAATAAAGTTTGGAAGTTGATTTTCAATAACTTGCTGAACCTTAACTCTAGATTCGAACCCAGTCTGTATCATATTATGCTCTTATTAAATTCCCGTTTGAATAACTTGATGTATAATAGTCTCTGGCAAATAATGTACCTGATATTTCATCACCGGAGGCAACTACATCTCTTACCATATTTATTGTGCTTTTTGAAATACTAAAATTTAAATATAAATCTTTTAGTCCAAGAACATCATTAGATTCTGGGAATGCCTGTATTTCGATAATATCATTTTCTTTAGATGTTGAAATAATGTTTATGGTTCCCAATTTAATTTCACCTTTCACATAATCAACTGTTCCGGAAGATTTTGCAACTATTCTTGTAGTTCCATCGCTTAAAGGTTTTACTATTGATAGTATTCCAGTTTTTCCATCGCTATTAGGTACATCTGTTAGATATACGGTATCCGAATCTGCAGAAATTTTAAATCCAGTGCTTTTAATATTAAAACCGCCACTATTGATATGAAATTTATTTCCAAAGCATAGTTCATATTGTGCAAACTGGTTTATCTGCGCTTTCAAATCTCTTCTAATTCTAACCTTAGTGATATTAGAAGTTATAGCAATATCAGTATTGTCAATTATTTGAAGAACCTTACTATATTTAAATCTTCCACCAAATGAATTGAGATCCACAGAATCGGAATATTCTGTCAATGAATTTATAATTTTTGTTTTCAATGATTCTACTGCCGATACTTGAGCATAGTTGTAATAAATTGATGAATCAATTTCTACATATAATATCTTAAGATCAATTATTTTTTGATTAATTCCAGAAATACTATATTGCTTTAATTTATTTTTAATTTGTTCTTTATTAAAATCGGAAACAAAAGTTCCATTTTTTGGTTTAATACTTATTGATACTGTACCAAATTCTGGTGGATCTAATTCCTCACCTCCAATAACAGCAACTGATTCGGTATCTGGATATATTTTTTTTATAATTGCCTCATAATCTCTTGATGTTACTGCTCTATATTGGGAGGAATAAATTCTTGGGGCAAAATATTTGACAGAATCTATGGATTCTATTTCAGAACCATTTTGAGATGACTGATTCGTTATAACAGAGACCGAACCTGTTTCACTATTTGGACTAGTGCTCCCGGCAAAAGAAAATGAAGAAGCACCATTACCATCTTCACCATCGGTAACAATATAATTTACTGTAATTACTGAATTGTTTTCTAATTTTTTTCCAATCAGTCCATCACCGAAAAGTAATTCATATTTTTCATCTTGAACTTCTTGTAGGAGATATATTCTTGAGGATGAATCTACATTAAGAATATTATCAACAGAAGAATATTCTACTCCAAGACCACTATCATTAATTCCCTTCACATAGACTGAGATGGTGGAAGTATCAATAAATGAGTTGTTTAAAATAAATCTTTGATCCAGAGATCCATCTACTGTAAATTGTTTAGTTAAAAATGTTCCTTGATAGATATTAATATTATTAAAAGATGCTGCTCCGTCTACAACATTTGATGATATGTTGTCTGGGATTGAAAATGTGTATGAAGTATTATCTACAGAACCTATACAGACTAGACCTTTCTGTAAGGTAAGTGTGGGAGTTGCGGTTGTGGGGATATTAAATGATATTTGTGCCTTTGCTGCCGTCCTGGAGCGAGGTACGTAACCGATATTTCTTGCTAGTGAAACAACATTTTCACGAACAGTTGCAGAATCCAGAAAGGATTCGTTCACAACCATATTCGAGTTGAATGAGGTAATATAGGTATTATATGCTAGCGTGTCTATTAGTACAGAAAAATTAGATCCCTCAAAGTCAAAATCCGTGAATGTGGAGTTGGCACGGAGATAATCTTTAATGGATGTCTTTATCTGATCGAAATCTAGATTTGTAAATTTAGTAAAAGGCATTTTATCTTGTTGCCTCTAGTATGAATGAATATTCTTGAGTTGGAAATTCTTGCCCTATAATATCAAAAATAATTGTTACATTAAAGGTATTATCATCTGGAATAGGATCTACCTGAACTTCTACATTATTAACTCTTGGTTCAAAGTTATTAATGGATATTTCAATTTGACTTTGTATTACTGATGCAGTACCAAAATCAACAAATTCAAATAAACTTTTTGTAATATCAGATCCTAAGAGTGAATTGAAGAATCTTTCCGTTGGAATAGTTTCTACAATATTTCTTACTGATCTACGAATTGCATTTTCATTCTTTAGTATCGGCAGATCCTTTGTCACTGGATGTGGTTCAAAGGATAAACTGATATCTTTGAATGATCTGGATATCCTTTGAATTGCCATCGAACGAAAGTTTTTTATTTATTTATACCTACTTCCAGGAAGAACCATAGTTTGGTTCTGTTCCATAAGACCAATCATCATAGTCTTCATCATTACGAATTTTTTCGTGCAGTTCAACTTGTTTTTTTAGGTTATGCTTCGGTGCAACATCATAGACCACTTCTTGAATGAGTCTTTTTTGATTTTCTTCTGATTCGAATAGCATTTTGAAACTCCTGTTTTAATTTAAAACAGAACTTTTATAAAGGAGGTTTCTATCTCCTATTACTATTTAACGATTTACTTCTCGAAGATTGTAATTATCAGAATTTAGATATTTTAATAATTCAATTGCAACTAGTCTAGGATTTCCTTCACCACAAGTATAGACATCAATTGCTATACAACCATTTTCAGGCCAGGTGTGGCAAGAAACATGACTTTCTGAGAGTGCAATAACAATAGTACATCCTTGAGGAAAAAAACAATGAGAAAAAATATTCAAAATAGTCATATTTGCACGATTAATACCCTTCTCCATTGTTTCTTGGAGAGATATTACGTCATTTAAGAGGTTAAATTTAACATCATACACCTCCAAAAGGAGATGAGTTCCCATCGAATGCTGTTTCAACTAAATTTTATGTAAAAAAAATATTTAGTCTATTATCTCCAATGATTATTTGGTCTTTCCCACCAAAAATGAAGGTCTACTTTACTATCATCATAGTATAACGAGACAAAATCACTTTTAAATTTACTATGAATATTCTCACATAATGCTACTGTATAGTATTTTTTGTCAATTATATCCGTAATCCATTTATAATTACCTCCTCTTATAACTCCTGCCTCAATTAAAACAAATTTTTTCCACTGTTTTGACCACTTTAAATAGTTTTCAATAAAATCTTTACGATATTCGTTTACATTTTCATCCGGAAATGGAACATTAACTGATTCTATATGAAATATTTCTCCATCCATACTTAAAGAATGTGAAAGATGTTGTGTCACAATTGCGGAATAATCGGGAGAAACCATTAAAAAACAAGTATCGGAAGGATGAATATCAATCTCCGATACTTGAATGAGATAAGTTATTTGTTGAATTAGTGCCTTTTCTTTATCTTCAGAAATGAAAAGCAATGGATTCATTTTTTACCTTGTCCCCTGTATTTCTTACGAGCTTTATTACGAGAAGATGCCGCATACTTAGTATGAGCACCACAACCTTGCTTAGTTTTCTTGGGGAGAGATTCAATTACTTGCTTCCCACCACCACCTGATGATTTTTTAATTGCCATTAATTTTCTCCTATAATTTCAGTTTCAATTTCATTTGGATTTGGAGAACCCGTCTGATAAAATTGTACGGACAGATCCTCCATAGTATTGAAGTATTCTTCTTCTGTAAGATTAGAATAAATTTTACGACCCTTACAGATTATATTGTAAGATTCGTTAGTCATCAAATTACTCTTGTCTTTTCGTGACCGACTCTAATACGAGGGTCGCACCAAATCTCAAATCCTGCTTCTTTTGCATCCAAACAGAATGATACATCTTCTCCACACATATCCTGAACTTCTCCAGATTCAAAGACTTGCATCTTTGGTGCAAACCATGGATATGTCATCTCCGAGTGCTCGAAGACTCCTTTCTTAATCAGTAACCAACCAAATCCTGCATAATCAACTGTGAATGGTTTGCGACGCTTGGAGATGCTATCGACGGTCTCATGATTCATGACTCCACCATTATTGCGGAAATCATCTTCTTCCATCCAGTGTGCCACTGAGGTTGTATGCCCGTCTTCGGTTGCATACCATCCAGATGCAATATCTTTGTCCATAAGAACTAATTGCCAAAACTTTTCACTATTGAAGACAATATCAGAGTCAATCCAAAGTTGCCAATCATAATTGAGTTTTCCATCCCAGGGAAGTTGATTTGGACCTCTGAGTACATTCGCACCCAAACATTTGCATCGTGCAAAGTTTACCATGGATGAATAGTCTTGTGAGATTTGAATGCTTGCACCGTTCTGTACAAGATCAAAGCACAATTGAACAAAACTTTTCAGATATGTATAGGAGACTCCTCTTCCGGGAAGACAAAAGACAATTGATTTGCCTCGTACCATTTCCCTTGCTAGATCGTAATCCCATTCTAATTCTTTATTTGCTGCTACGGGGGCAGATGCTTTAACGGTAAATCCTTTAGCCATAATAGTAAGTAGTTACTTCAGTATCATACAACATTATATATCAGTTGTCAATCAATCGTTTTCGGAAAGAATCACATCTTTACCATCCAATAAAAACTTGACTTCGGTATCTTCATACCAAGAAAGTTCGTTCATAATTTGTTCGGGGATTATTAAAAAATATTGCCCGGTAATTGGATCAACTTGTATGGACTCGAAAATTTCCTCGGAATTTTTTTTCATTTTCGTGTTTATAAAACTTTATTTTATTTTTTATATAGCGAAAAATTTTTTTATGTTTGGTGTTTATACATCTCTCGCTTCCGTAACACTTTGTAGGTTAGGGTAGTTAGGCGTTTTTATATACGGGGCGGCGGGGGGTCGGCACCGCGCCATGGGCACTGTCCCCACACGAACGACCAGACTGCCCCGGCACGAACGACCAACCCGCTCAGAAGCGGGCAGCGAGCGGGGAGTGACCCACCCCATTCAGGCGGCGGTCACGGGCAGCGGCAATTCGGTCTGCCTTTGCCTGAGCGGCGAAGCGTTGGGCGTTGGTGGTCTTGTCTCCGACCCACTGCCGACCCAGACCGGTTACGGGGGTCAGGGTCATGCCACGCCCCGAACCGTTGGCAGAGTTGACTGCCATAGAGGCACGAACGCCATCGGCGCCGGAACCCAGATGACCGATGGCGGTGTGTTGGTTGTGAAGTGCCATGATGGGGGGGGGGTGTGAACTGAGTGCATTGT